GTCATTCGTCCTTTTTAGTATATGCAGTACGATACATGATTATAATTGGGTATGTCAAAATGTAAGAATATTATATGATGTCTGTTTTGATGTAACTATTATAAATAAGTCTATTATGAAATACGACAAGCCTGTCATATATATGTGTAATTACCCTGAATCATCCTTTGAATATCACGCTATACATTTACTGTCAAATAAATTATGTATAGTTTCATCGTCTTCATCTGTAAAGTTTATAGAACAGTTCTGGTCAGGTATGAATTCAATATCTGTGAAACAAGATGAAACAAATAATCTAAAAAAAGTTAGTTACGGTGTTAAAAACATGGTTAGCCAGGGTTATGATATACTTGTATACCCTAAAAATGTAAAAAACGAACATCAAATAGCTAAAAGTAATAAAAGGAAACGTAAACTAAAATTTGGTAAGTATTCGCAATTACAGTCAGGTTTGTTTGTAATATCTGAACAGTTAAATGTACCTATTGTACCTGTTTTTATTTCTCCTATTAATCATATAAATGGTATTGTTATTAATTGTGATGTAAACATATATATAGATAAACCTTTACATGTTAAAGATGTAAAGGAAAGTATGATACATGTTGATAAATTCTTTTCGAGATGTTCTTTCGCATGTTCAGACAATTAACAATTAAAACTTAGTTTATTTTATTAACTATAGTTTTTGTATATAATAATTTTGATATATATTTAAAAATTGATTTTTGTGTATTATATATTAATAATTTTAAAAGTTATGACGTCAATAAGCGAAAGACAAGCCTATATATATGGATGGGTATTAAGAGAAGATCCTGTTGATACAGAAGATATATTAACACCTAGTGATTTAAACATTACTTTAAGTAGCGAAGGTCTTTTTTCTATGTATAAATGTTGTGACTACGATAAATTAGAAGGAAAGAGATTTTTTGATTTTATAAGAGGATTGTTTGATAGACATTCTAAATGTGTAATATACAAGAGTATCAGTATATCAGACAAATATATTACAGACTGTATACTAGATAAGATAACAGTCAAATACAATAAATATGAAAATAATATATATACATGGTTGGGTGTTGATGCTCTAGATTTATTGTCTTGTATGTATTATGACAACAGGACTTGTTATTCCAATAATATGTACTATACATTCTTAAATTGGGCCAATCCAAATATTGAAAATACGTCTAACTTACCAACATTTAAATGGTGTAAAACTGATAAAGAAGCTATTGCTCCGTATAAGTCTAGGTTTACGGATAGTGGATTTGATTTAAGTATACTACGAAAATTAAAAGAAGTAAACGGGGTTTCGTACTATGATACATGTATTAAAGTAAAACCTCCGTCTGGATTCTATTTTGATGTAGTAGGTCGTAGTTCTATATCCAAAACAGGTTGGATGTTAGCTAACAATATAGGTATAATTGATAGTTCATACAGAGGATCTATTATAATTGCATTGGTCCCTGTAAACAATAATGCAGTACCTTTAGAATTACCATTTAGAATAGCACAATTAATTCCAAGAAAGTTGTATTTACTAAAAAGTACAGAGGTGGAATCGTTGGACAATAATACAACAAGAGGATCTAATGGTTTTGGAAGCAGTGGTAAGTAATAAAATCGCAAATAATTTTATTTATTTATATAAATAAATAAAATTATGAATTATTATAAAATTGATGAGTCTGCATTAGTTTATATATTAAATAATATACCGGAAGATATAAGACAATATATAATAGAATTAACTGGTATATTTTTACCTTGGAGTAAAGAATCGTATTTAAAAGGTTGGAGACGTTTTGATTTTATACTTTCTTTAAAGAAAGATATACATTTTAAAGCACGTCAGAATATATATATACGAAATAAAAAACAATTAAAAAAATTAACTAAAATATATCCAAATCTCAAATTACATTTCGAGAAAACATATGATCATATGGATATGGAAATAATTACAGGTCTTTCATGGGATGAACTTTTGAAAAAAAGTAATTTAGAAATAAATGGTTTCGAACCAGACAAAAAGGATTATATTTTAAATCAGAAAACCCCAAATGGTAGATGGAAGATACCACATGTTATAGGACAGCTTACACAACTCCAGAAATTGGGAATAACAGAATGCACGTGTGATTTTTTACCCAAATCATTAGGAAAATTAAGAAATCTAAAGGAGTTTTGGTGGATTGATAATGATTACGATGTAGAAATACCAAAAACTATAGAGTGTTTGAAAAAACTTGAAAAAATTAGTTGTGAAACAAAAGGTGTAATACCGTACGGTATCACAAGACTGCCATTTTTAAGTGAATTATATTTATATGGAGAAAACATTGACTTGTATGATTTGTCAGATATGAAATCACTAGAAGTTTTACTTATACATAAATGTAAATTTTTAAACAATACTATACCCTCATGGATAGGTAAACTAAAAAATATAAAGGAAATAATAATAGAGCATAGTAATATAGAAAAAATTGATAGACAAATATTAGACTTAAATCTAGATTATTTATGTTTAAAAAATAATCAAATACAAGAATTACCATCTTGGTTTTATAAAATAAAGTCTACTCATATTTCTTTAGTAAATAATGAAATAGAAGAATTACCAAATGTTCCTATGTCACCTTTTTACACCTCACATATAAATTTTTTAGAAATCTACAATAATCCTCTTAGAATTATAAGAGATTTACATATTGTTCAACAATTCACCAATATAATAATAGGAGATGATGATGAATTTGGTTCAACGTCTCTGTGTGAACAAGACAAACAGTACATACGATCTAAAAATAATATAAATATACTTAATACTTTTTGGTAGAACTATAAAAATAATGATTTTTTATAGTTTTTATATAGTAATCTATAAAATGGAAGAGTCAGCTAAGAAAAAAATGTTGAATGATGAAGATAATAAATGTCATATATGCTGGGAAAATCTAAATAACGGTAAAGTTATACCTGTTTGTTGTAAATCTAAATATTGTATACAATGTTATGTTAAGTGGACTCGGGAAAAAAATACGTGTCCCACATGTAGGGAAGAGATATCTGATGAAAAAAATACACCATCAAATGAAGAAAACGATGATACATTTACAAATATAAACAATGGTGATATTTTATTCTCTCATGTAATGGAATGGAATGATCAACGTTCCGAAGAACTAGCTGTACTTGGGTTGGGATTTTTATTAAATCAAATTAGACAATTATAATTAATTTAAAAATGAAAAAGATGGTTGTTATAAAAAGTATTTTATAGATGTTAGCAGAAGAACAATTTAATGTAACTATAAAAAATAGTTTACTAGATTATAATACAGATAAAAACTATGATCATTTAGAATGTAATATATGTTATACAAGGTTAAATATACTAGATGATTGTGTAAATACGAAATGTGAACATGTTTTTTGTATAAACTGTTTTGGTAAATGGGCTCGTATATCAAGTAGTTGTGCTGTATGTAGAAGAAAAATAATATCCGACAGTAATACACTATGTAATAAATGCAATTTCACATGTGGTATTTCTTACAATTTTTGTCCTTCATGTGGTTGTAATTTACGACATTAATACAAAAAAATTGTATATTTCATTTGTTATAAATAAAAATGAAATATAAATGATTGTTTGTTAACAAAAAATAGAGTTTATATGATATGAACTGGGCAACTATAAAAAAATATAAAGGAAAATATATATACTGTACGATTGATGGAGAACGAACACGTGTTCAAATAACAGGTACCGATGAATTCGACAAAGGATCTAAATGGATTTCATTGTCATTTTGTGAAAATTGTCATTTGACACCCACTTATGCCGGCGTTCATTTAGGTAATTGTAATGTACTTTTTTCTCCCAAAGAAAAAAGAAATATATATGGATGGCGATCCGAAGACATTATTAAATCATTGGAACTATGTAATGCGCAAGATGTTTGATTTCGTACTGATATTATTTTAATAAACTAATATTAGTTTATTAAAATATATTTATCATGATTTATAAGTCATGATATCGATCATTTCCATCATTTCTTCTCGGGCTTCTTCCTTTTCATACCAGTCCAAATATTCATCATGTTCTTTTTGCCAATCAGATCTGTTTAGCAGTCTTAATCTTTCTTTTTCTCTACGTTTGTCACGACGTTCTTTACCTATAATTTCATGACTTGTTTTTAATATATCAATTTCTTCATTAATGATGTTGTTACTTGTAGTGTGAGAAATCTTGAGCTTGGTATCATACGTCATAATGCTATTTTACATTTGACAATAATATTTAAAATATTCATTTTTATTTTAAAAATGATCTTTAACAAATAAAATAAAATAAAATAAAATAAAATGAATAGTGATAAAATCTCTAAGATTGGATACTTGACCTTTTGGACTGTATTTTGCAAGATGGGGTACAAGGCAATGCAGCTTCAGTCAAAAGAACGAAATATTGTTTTGTTAGGTATGTGGCAAACTATTCGTATAATATTACCAATTAATCGCGTAAAAAAATAATACAATTATTTTCATTTATATGTATATGTATTTTAAAATAAAGATATGCCCAATAAAGAAGAATTACCTGACCATTATTGGAGTTCAGATGTAGAACTTGTATGCGAAGCGTTGAGAAACAATACAATGATAACGATCGAAGTGATGGGTGGGTTGGGAAACCAATTGTTCCAAGTGTTTCACTTAATTTCATATTGTTTATCGCACAAAGTGCCTTTTTATTTTGAACATAAGGCGCTGCCCGATAGAGCGGACAGACCCTTTTACTGGGATACACTCCTATCCTCGCTAAAACCGTTCGTGAAAACTTCGCATGACAAGGCGCTGCCCGTGTACCGAGAGGAGGGGTTTCATTTCACGAAAATCATGCCTTACTCGCAAATAAACAAGCCCTTCAAGTTTTTTGGGTACTTTCAATCGTACAAATATTTCCAGGACAAGGAACGAGATATACTCAGATTGATCGGCGTCGAGAAACAGCGCGAGGCCGCATTGGTGGCTCACGGGGGGCTGTGCGATTTCGACAACACGATCTCGCTCCATTTCCGTATCGGAGATTACAAGCACCAACCGCAGAACCACCCGTTGGCGAGCATTGCGTACTATGAGATGGCGCTTCAGCACGTGATTGATCGCACAGGGCGAACCGATTGGAACGTGCTGTACTTCTACGAGGCACAAGATGCCGACATGGTGACCGACCGCATCAATACGTTGCGGGAGCGGTTCGGACATCTCACTTTCACACCAATCGACACCGACATTGCGGATTACCGACAGGTGCTGCTCATGGCATCGTGTGCCCACAACATAATAGCAAACAGCAGTTTCAGTTGGTGGGGGGCGCGCTTCAACCAAAGGAAGGATAAGGTGGTGACATATCCAAGGGATTGGTTCGGGCCGGCATTGGGGGTGAAACGGATGGACGATATGTTTCCCGAGTGGTGGTGTGGGTTGTGAGAATAAGTATATAGAAACAACCATGTGATGTATACAACATCACATGAAATTCCTAGTAGTAGAAAACCATTTACACCACAAAAACAAGATTGGTATGAAACAAATCAATAACGTCCATAATAATTCCGTGTACATCCAACCGAGCGATTGGGCCCGTGATGTTTGGAAGAATATGGGGACAGAAACTGCAGTTCACATGAAAAGAACGAAATATTGTTTTGTTAGGTATGTGGCAAACTATTCCTATAATATTACCAATTAATCGCGTAAAAAAATAATACAATTATTTTCATTTATATGTATTTAAAATAAAGATATGCCCAATAAAGAAGAATTACCTGACCATTATTGGAGTTCAGATGTAGAACTTGTATGCGAAGCGTTGAGAAACAATGCAGCGGTAATGAGCGAATATCATAAAAAAAATATGTGGTATTTCAAAAACCAACTTAAATATTATAAGATACCTGTTATTGTTATATCAGGTTTTAATAGCGTAATAGCTGTAGGATTACAACCTTATATGGATCAAAGTTTAATAAGTGCTACCACCTGTTTATTAGCTTTGATATGCGGTATAATAGGTAGTATTGAATTATTTTTAGGTATAGCAGATGGAGCTGAAAAAGAACAAAAAGCAGCAACCGATTTTTATCTTTTGTCAATTGATATATACAAAACTCTTACTCTTGAACGTACACATAGAGCACAAAGTGGTAGAGATTATTTAGAAGAAAAATACAGTCAATATACAAATTTATTCGCTAATGCTCAATTATTGAAGAAAAAAGTAAAAGATAAATTAACACATATACCTCCTCCAACTACTAATTCAGGGTTTTACACCGGTGGCAATAATTCTTCAAGTAATCAAAGTGAAACATCATTCTTAGATATCGAAGAAGGCAAAGGTATAGAATTAAACATTCCTGACACTGTAAACCAGATTGGTTTAGATTATGAAGAAATTAGACAAAATTTAAAACAAACAGGTAATGTTGTGACACAAGAGATTAAGAAACCTATAGATAATGGTTTGCAAAATTTAAAACAAAAAGGTAATGTTGTGACACAAGAGATTAAACAACATGTAGATGATGATTTACAACATATAAATATGTCTCTTGAAAATAAAGGTAAAAAAACTACACAACGATTGACATCTATAAAAGAAGAAAAAGGAGAAAAACATTAGTATAGTCTTTAGTGTTTGAATTTATATTTATAAATTCAAACAAATATTTTGTTAGTTAGTTATTTCTTAGTACTCTACTCTTTTCAGTTTACATAGACATATCGCTTATTATACTTTCATTATCATCACTTGATGAAGAAGTTCCAACAGTCAATTGTTCAAGTAGATTTTCAACTGTTTCAATCTCATCATCAATAACCTTTTCCTCAACAACCTTTTCCTCAACAACCTTTTCCTCAACAACCTTTTCCTTAACAACCTTTTCCTCGACAACCATTTCCTCGACAACCATTTCCTCGACACCATTTTCCTCAACAACCTTTTCCTCAACAACCTTTTCCTCAACAACCTTTTCCTCGACAACCTTTTCCTCGACAACCTTTTCCTCGACAACCTTTTCCTCAACAACCTTTTCCTCGACACCATTTTCCTCAACAACCTTTTCTTCGACACCATTTTCCTCGACAACCTTTTCATATTTAAACTTATGTTCTATACAAGTCTTTACATCGTCAGTTGTCAACGGTATAATAACAGAGTCTACGCATTTACCTATAACAGTCAGATCTGTTTTATCTCGAAATACCAATCCTGAATCTTCATGCCACATTTTATCAAGGGTCTTATGACGAACAAGTAATCTTGATGGTTTATCTGATATTACAGGCGGTACAGGTGTAGTTTTTCTTTCTCTAGTTATACCGGTATCAGTTGTATGATTACTTTTTTTATGATGCTTAGGGCAAAATACCCTGTCGTGTTTTTTAACAACACACCCGCAGATTGTCCCTTTAAGTGAACCACGAACAAACTCGTAAGGACATGTTTTGGATGTACTGTTATTATCACCTAGTACATGAGTTGTATTGATACTTACAGGGGCGCATACATTATTTTGAGGTGTAACGGATAGTGGCATTATAACAGCTGTAGGAGAAGAGGTCTTTGTATTATTTTGTACTTGCGATTCGGGAACCCGTTGATTATATAAGCTTATCAGCTCGTCTTTATTAATATTATACTTATCGGATACCATTTTAATATATTCCAGTATAGACCTGTCTACTGTATCAATAATTGATTGCCTTAATGTATTCATAGTCTGATACTTAACTGTCCTTCGAAAAAGTGTTTTCATTTTCATTTTTACTAAAGAAAGAATTTTGTAATGAAGAGATGTATTTAATCCATTTATCTAATATTTTTTTTATTTCTTTATTATCATTTAATTGTTCGTCTTTTATATCTATATTATATATATCCTCTAAAATTATAACTTCATTATTTTTAAAATTTATACCTTCTATATTGTCTATATATCCGCTACAGTTTATACTTATATCATTAGACTTTATACAATTAAATAAAATATTAATGTTTAAAAATATCTGTAATTTTTTGATCTTTATAATATTTATATTGTATTTCTTCATGGAATCTATTGTGAACTTTTCTATTAAATATTCCCTATCACTTTTTTTCTTTATATCGTTCCATGTATTTTTTGATTTACTTAAATCAACAGGTTTAATGAGCGAATCTATATTATTTACACGTTCTGAAGGTGAAATTAAGTTTAATTTACTTTTCAATAATGATGTTACATCGTTACAAATGGTTTTTGGATTTTTGTTAATATTGTCGAAATGATAAACAAACTTATTTTTATAATTTGTATTATTTTTATATATTAATGCATTGTTTTTGATGGTACATCCAAAAGGAGGATTGCCATAAGATAATTCTTTGAAAATAGAATACCAATATTTATCAGTGATGTATTGACAACATTGTATAAATATCGGGTATTTTATGTTGTTTGTGTGTTCCAACATCTCCCTTATATAATTACATTTATTGCTTTATAATACAATAAATGTAATTCTTATCTATTTTTTATTATGTTAAAAGCTTTTTTTAGACCTGTAAGTTGTCTATAACAGTCATGAATAGGGTGATGTTTACTTGCATTTGGTAAATCTCTGTTTGTCACACCTGCGATATCAAACAATGTTCTTGTATCTCGCGTATTCCAAAACTTCCAAGGTATCGGCTGACCGCACTTAATATATGCTTGAGTTAATATTACACAATCAAAATCGTCACCATGACCCCATATATACTTGGAACTACCAAACCATGTGTTTAATTTTTTTAAAGCGTCTTTTATATCTAATCTATCTGTTGGGTTCTCAAGAGCCTCGTACCTAATAGTTTCATCTTGTCTTGCCCACCACTCAACTGTAGAATGATCAATATCCATCCCGAGAACTTCACAAGACTCTCTTGAAACTCTCATATATAATTGATCGTAATTTTCTAATTTATCAAGTGGTTTATTTCTGTCAAACCGAATCGCACCAATAGATACAATCACAGCGTTTGGTTTAGTACTTAATGTTTCTATATCTATCATAACATCTGTCATATTTATGGTTTCTAATATAAAAATAAAAAATTTCATTTTTATTTTTATATATAATAAATGAACTCTCATGACAAATACAAAGCTGATTGTTGCGTAGGACAATCTTATCACAGTTTAACAAATGGATACTCGGAAGGAGGTGTTTTACCACATGGTTATGTTCATAGACAATCAGCGTATGGGTACACAGATCCCAGAGATTTACTTAACGATGCTAAACATCATCTTTATAAATTACATAAGGCTGTACGCAAGGCTAATGCCTTAAGAAAAATAGCTGATCATGCTAACAGTGAACATAAGAAAGCTGTTCAAGCTGAACAGTATTTACACAGACAAGGTATTCCTTCTTACGGAGGAATGCATAACTATAATGAGGATGGTGTTATACCCTACCATCAATCTCAATACATGCATTCTGACCCTAGCATGTTAACTGGAGACTTAGTAGAAAATTTTGGTTTCAGTAGTATTGTTCATTCGATTTCAAGTGCAGCTTCTAGCGCTGCCGCTGCTGCTAAAAGAGCAGCCAAAGCTGCTGCTGATAGGGCTGCCGCCGCTGCTCATGCTGCTGAAGCTAAAGCTGCTGCGATCGCCAAGGAAGCGAAAGAGAAGGCTGAAGCTGCTGCTAAAGCAGCTGCTCATGCAGCCAGTTCTGCTGGACACTTTATCGCTAAAGAAGCATCTGCTGTTGCCAACGAAGTCGAAAAAGCTGCTCATGCTATGAAAGGTGCTGCTCAAAAATTTTACTGCGATAATGTACATGTATTATGTGACAAGGCTCTTGCACAGGTAGAAGGTAAAGTTGGCGCTGCTATGTGTGAACCAATGGCAGCTGAAATGGCTGGGGTTTGTGAAATGGTTGGTGCTACTGTTCCACCCCCTCTTGGTGAAATAATGGGAACAGCATGTGCGGCTTCAGCTGGAGATCTGGTTCTGAAAGGTTGCAATGACGCTATAGAAAAAATAGGATCATTCGCCGGACCCGATTGTACAAAAGTATTGAAAAAACCATTCTGTCCACCTGAAACTTTCCATTACAGACCCACTTGGTAATTTTTTATTTTAATATAATAAAAAATTCTAAAAACCTTTCTTAGCAATACCTTTCAAAATTTGCGTGTAAACATTTTGCGTCGACATATCTAAGTTTTTATTCATTTTATTTTCACAATATACTCTATTATTGAATAATTCTAACCAATTATTTTCCTTGACGTAATCATTTTTCGTTAAGATTATTATAGAATTGTCACATTGCGATATATTAAACAAATTATCACCTGATATATGTTTGTATATATTCAGTGCATTTGTAAATATTTCATCTGCATGTAATATATCTTCGAATGTAGTCGCGATTAAATATCTAATATTATGCGCTAAACAAATCATATCTATATCATTAACAGGTAAATATCCTATCGTGATTCTTTTTATTATATTTAATCGTACACCAGTATAATTACATTTAATATAATTATTATCATTCGTTTTATTAAAAACAGTAAATTCCTTTTCTAATTCATGGCTTAATTTTTTATTATGTATTTTAGAAAATATACCTGTTTTTATATAGTCTAATAGTCTACTTATAGTTTGTTTATTAAAATAGTAATAAGAAGCTATTGGATATTGTATTAAATCCGCGTACAATATTTTATTAGGTCGGTTGTTATTTGTAAAAGAAGAGAACATTTCTTAATACATATTTATATATTTAATACATAATAAAAAATGACAACACTTTCAAATAAGACATCTAGTAAAAATAAGTATGTTATTCTAATGGAAACAGATGAAGATAGTTGTGAATCATGGTATTACTTTTTAAAATATAATAATAATGAGGGAAATATAGATATATTACATAAACAAATAACAAAAATAAATCCTTCTACTTTAATCGAAGGATGTACTGTTTTTGATATGGATATATCACATACTGTTTCTGAAGAAACAGCTAAAGAGATGTGTTCTATAGAATTAAATTCTGTTACATTTCATCGTAAATTTGACGGAGAATTATCGAAAATTAATTTTAAGTTTGAAAAGCACGATGATGACGAAGATATGGTTATAAAAGTACATGAAATGATTGGTTATGGAAATATAGATAAATACATAACGGATGAAGATATACCAGAATCCAATGCTGAATATAACGAAATGTCGGATGAATATAGTTTACCTTCGTCACATGATAGTGATGATAACGAAAGTGATACATCTCTAGAGTTTTTAGAACAAAATATACCTAGTAAATTAAAATTGTAACATTTTATAATTATCTTAAATAATTATAAAATGTTTGAATTGATCTGTGCTGTTGACTCAAATTATGCTATAGGCCAAAATAATAGACTACCTTGGAACTGTAAAAATGAATTGATTCATTTTAAAAATATAACAAAAGGATCCACATTAATAATGGGTAGAAAAACATGCGAAAGTTTACCTTATTTAGAAAATAGAAACATAATATGTTTGTCGAGAAATAAAAATTTAGATATAACCAATTGGAAAAATAAAGAAAATACAGTAATTGTAAATTCTGTAAATCAAATATTGAGTATGTATAATACATCAACTACTTTTTTTGTAGCTGGAGGTTCTGATATATACGAATTATTTCTATCGAATAAACTATGCTCCGTTATTCATATTTCTTATATGAAAATTAAAGCAGATAATCCAGATACATATTTTAATAGAAATTTACTATCTGATTTCAAAATGACATATATAGATGACGGTTTAACCACTGACCAGGAATTTATTTATTGTAAGTTTGAATATTCAAATGATACTCCATGTGAAGAAAAACAATATTTATCAATAGCTAGTGATATTTTAACAAATAATATAAAAAAAGAAGGTAGAAACGGACCCGTAATTTCATCTTTTGTAAATCATATGAAGTTTGATCTACGAACAGGTTTTCCTCTGTTGACCACGAAAAAAATGTTTTTGAGAGGTATAATAGAGGAATTGTTATTTTTTTTAAGAGGTGAAACCGATACTAATATTTTGTCTGATAAAAATGTAAATATATGGAAAAAAAATACAAGTAATGAATTTATAGAAAGTGTTGGTTTAAACTGGAGTGAAGGACATATGGGTCCGATGTATGGTTATCAATGGCGTACATACAATAAACCTTATATTAAAGAACAAATGTTTAATGATAGAGAAGAATATGTAAAAATCGATCAACTAAAAAACGTGATACATCTTATAAAGAACGATCCAAATTCTAGACGTATATTAATGACTACATATAATCCAGTGCAAGCACCTCAAGGTGTGTTATATCCGTGTCATAGTTTAATTATACAATTCTATGTATATGAAGAATATTTAGACTTATTTTGTTACAACAGATCACAAGATTTATTTTTGGGTGTTCCGTATAATATAGCATCAACATCTCTTTTGTTGGAAATAATATCAAAAGTAACAGGTAAAAAAGCCAGATTTGTAAACATAACTATGGGAGATACTCATATATACGATGATCACATAAATCAAATGAAAACACAATGTAATAGAACTCCTTTAAACAAACCTTTTATAAAAATTAACAAAGATATAAAAACAATTTCAGATTTAGAACTATTAAAATACGAAGACTTCGAACTTAAAAACTATATAAGTCATGGTACGATAAAAGCTGACATGGTAGCATGAAATACATACTTAAAACAATATAAGTCTAACAAAAAATGAGTGAATCAGCATCTATACCGAATCCAAATACATCGAAATGGACAGATAATTTATTAACAAAAGATAATATCAAACTGGTTGTTGAGATTATTGTTATTATTGTATTGTTTTATTTTTTATTTAGTATGTTACACAAACATAAGAAGACTATTAAGAAGATGAATGTTCAAATATCCGAACAAAATGATATAATAGATGAATTAAAAAGCAATTTATCATATACTCAAGAACAGATGGTACAAATCAATGACAATATGCAAAGATTTGATGATAAGTTAGATACGATATCTGTTGGTATGAGAGAGTTAGATTTAAAGCATACTAAATCTATATTTTATAACAATGACAAATCTATGACAAATATTTCTGATACAAAAACAAAGAAAAGAAAAACTGATAATATCGAAGAATTTATTAATCCATTGTCTAAAGAATCATCTACTACACATAGTAATAATGTGGTTAATATCGATACACAAAAACATTTGAGTAATAATTATAGAAGTCCATTTCCAAATATAAACTATAACCAAGAACCAATACACGATGAGTCAGTATTAGAACTCGATTCAAAAGCCGAGTACGATATACCTACATCTGAAAAACAAATTACAAAACAAGACGATGACACTGTATTAGAAGTTAATCAAAATATAGGAGCCGGATATCATATACCTACACCTGAAAAACAACGCCCAAAATATGAAGATGATGAATCATTTATACAACAAACAACTAAAGACCCACAATTGCCTTTAAGTGATGATGATTTAGACCAAGCATTAGCAGAAGAATTGTCTGAACTTATTAAAAATTAATAAATATATATTTGAAGACAAATATATATTTAAATAAAATGAAAGCTAATAACAGGGAAGAATGGCACAATAATTATATTGAAGAATTAAAAGACATATACGATATAATAATAGAAAATATGTACACATATTATAAAGATGATACACCTGTAAATTTAGACACTACATCTTTATTTCATGTATTATCTGTTATGATGTATAATAAATCATCTAGGTATCTTTCAGAGTATACAAAGAGTAATTGTGTTAACTTAAAGATTGAAGATGATTATAATAAAGAGGATTAAATAATGCCAACTAAAAAAAAAAATAAACAATTAGAACAAAAGAAAAATGAGTATTATGATTTGGAAAAAAAGAGGGATAATGATCTATTAAATTATAAGAAACGTTTAGATGATGAATATAACAAAGAAGAAGCTGAATATAAAAAGGAAGAAAAAATGAATCAGATATCTAGTAAGATTAAAGAGGATATAATACAATATACAACAAAAAACGGTTTATCTTTATGTGAAGATATTGATATATATACTTTGCAACGATATATGGAATTAATCCTTGAAAATAAAAAAATACATTTTGAACCAATCGTAAGTATTACCTCATTAGAACCTGACAATCAAAAAGAATCGACACAACAAGATACTCAAACAGAACAACAGAAATTGGCTATAGTCGAAAATGATATAGAAAGAATAAAATTAAAAATGATCAGAAAATTAGGTTTAGCTGCTTTATGGGAAGAATATATAGATTTTACATATGAACATAAACAGATAAAGAAAAAAAAGCTTGTATCCATGTTATACAACATGAAAGATTGTTCAACTAATGTGGACATAAATATTTTATTAAACGCTTATACTGATGATAAAATACTAGAATTGCAAAATAAAATCGATAAAGGTCATGATAAAAACACGCGTCTAACGAACATGATAAAAGACAAATATATATTAAGTGAATATAGTAAAAAACTAAATATAATATTAGAAAACAAAAAGAAAATACGCGAAATACAGAACCGTATAGATGATTATAAGAAAACAAAACTAGATGAGACAATAATGTTAATTGGTAATTATAAATATAAAGAGTTGTGTGATGTTGATAAAAAATAATGTTTACAAAGCTTGATATACATAAAGAATTATTATGTAATTGTTCTATACATTGTATTGAGACTCTAAATAAAGATAATACACAAATTATAGGAAATGAAGTTGTGTATCATAAAAGTATAAATTCAAATTATGATAATGATGATTTTTTTGAAAAAAGAGGTTATTGTAATGTCAAATGTAATTCAGTTAACTGGCCACATGCATGCGACTTTTGTGTTATTTGTAACATTGGTAAAAAATGGTGTAAATGTTTAAATAAAAATAATATAATGGACAATAATAAATGATAGATCAAACAGAAATATTAAATAGACTTTTGATACAATGTCAAAAACTAAAACATGTACATTTGAAGAAAGCAAATAAATACAATAATATATATAACATATTAACAAGTTGTGGTATTATAGCTGGACCTATAACAGCTACTATAACAGGATTGACAAATTATATGGAAGAACCTAATACAGTATTATCTTTTAGTTCAATTATCATCAGTATATTTTCTAGTATTATAATGTCTTCTATAAAAATTATAAAATTCGAAGAAATTATTTCTACACACAAGTTAGCATCCAGTAATTACAGTAACTTAGAAAATAATATAAGAATACATGATTTAGAAAATGACGAGTTAACTGATAATATATCCTATATAAAAAACATACAAGATTCCTTCAATAAAATTAAGTTAGAAGCACCGTTATTATCTGACGATATGTATTATGATGAGATACATGAACAGGAAGAAATTGTTGTAATAAATCCGAATGATAATTGGGATGAAGACAATAAAATACTTGACTATGAATTATCAAGATTACCGACATAAATTTTATAATCTTCACTTTATATTTTAGTAAAAATGAATTACAATATAACTATCATATATTATATTGTAATCAATGAAAGTTATTAATCTAGAAAATATTACATATTTAATAGGTGAGAATGCCAAAGATAATTGGTATATACTTACACGTACAGATATTATTAAAGAAACCGATATATTCTTTCATTTATCTAAGTTTCCGTCATGTTATGTAATACTTGTAAACCAATCGAATGAAACAATAGATATGAAACATATAATATATGGAGCTAAATTATGTAAAGCTAATACTAAATATAAAAATCAAAATTTATATGTTGATTATACAACATGTGATAATGTAATCAAAGGGGAAAATATTGGAGAAATCGTTTACAAACGAAATAAAAAAGTAAAAAAGATTAAATTGTGAATGTATCATGACAATTTATACAGTTACAATGTGTATTATCACATAATGTAATATTTCTCTCTTGGATACAATTTATACAATTACACTTTTCCTTACAGTTTAGATTATTATGTGTAATATGTTCGTCGTCATCTTCTTCGTCGTCATCATCTTCTTCTTCATCTTCTTCGTCGTCTTCTTCGTCGTCTTCTTCTTCGTCGTCATCTTCTTCTTCGTCGTCTTCGTCGTCGTCATCTTCGTCGTCATCTTCTTCTTCGTCGTCATCTTCTTCTTCGTCGTCTTCGTCGTCATCTTCGTCGTCGTCATCTTCGTCGTCGTCATCTTCGTCATCTTCATCTTCTTCGTCATCTTCTTCTTCGTCATCTTCTTCGTCATCTTCGTCGTCGTCATCTTCATCTTCTTCGTCATCTTCCCATAACAAATTGTAATCATAATCATCTAATATAAGCTGAATAACATTATCATCTTTTTTTAAAATTAATTGTTCATTTATTGTTATATTATCGTTTGTAACATAATTAACTAGTAATATACCTGAACCTTCGTCTTCTATATCTTTTTGAAACATATTAAAATTTACTTTAGTTGTATAAAACATTACAGTTTTAGTTATGTCATAATCATTGGGTATTTCTTCAAAAACATATACCTTAGTTTTTCCTATTTGCAACCAAAACATTTTATAATATTTATTCTAAGCTATAGATTAAATATCGCATTTAAATATAAAATAGTAATATTTAAATGTTATGCGCTAGTTTCGATATAGGTAAAAAAAACTTTAGTTTTTGTGTTGAGATGTTTGATAATAGTGTACACTATAATTTTCCATCTAAAAATAAACGATATCACGAAAACGGAACACCGTTTGATGATTTTGATAACAATGTATTGAATAAAATATACATGAATGGAAAAATATTATTGTTAGAAAACGTCGATATTACTAGTAATTGTGACAGTAAATGCAAATTAGATCCAAATACATTTCATAATATGACCGACGTATTAGATAGATATTCAAAATTTTGGGACATGTGTTCTGTTTTTATAATCGAAAAACAAATGCAATTTGGTAATCGTGTTAATCCTATGGCTATCAAATTAGGTCAACACTGTTATTCTTATTTTGCTATAAAATACGCTAATTTCAAGGATATAGTTGAGTTTCCGGCCTATCATAAAACTCAAATACTTGGAGCTGCTAAAATACTTAAAAACAAAAAAAACAAAAGTGGTAAAAATACATATAAATCAATAGATAAACCAGCTCGTAAAAAATGGTGTATAAACAAATCAAAGGAAATTTTAAAATTAAGAAATGATGAAATTAATTTAGAACATATAAGTATAAGCAAGAAAAAAGATGATTTATGTGACGTTATATGTCAATTACAATCATGGAAAATAATATATTTTTCTTAATTATATTTATAATAAAATAAATGAGTTCGGAGAAAGACATAAAATCATCAAGACGTGAAGGAAGAAGAAGGGGTAGATATTTAGACCGTCCATACAACAGATATCCTTTTCAAATGTATCCACACAGTAATCCGTATTACTTTATGAACAGTATTTATGATCCATATTATATTGCGGGACAATATTATGATACATCAAATTATTATAGTTTAAGACCGAGTTTTCCCAACAGA